TGTGGTTGTCAATTGATTAATGGTCTTTGTGCAGCATGTAATGCAGCTGCAAGTAAAGGCGTACAAAACTTTAAACGATATGTTAACTCCCAGATTAATCAACTATCCAGAATGTTCCACAATTCCCGCGTTGCTTAATGACATTGATTGCAAGCTTAAGCAACTAGCTGGAAATCTGTACAATAACGTTGTATTTATTTTAAATCAACCTGTTCCAGCAGGAGCTATATTAGACCTGCTGAATTACAAAAGAATCCTCACGTATAAGTTTTGCAATCCAAATTATGCAAAGATGTATACTGTGGAGATGATTGCTAGTAGGGTTAAACTGTTGATAAGCAAATGAACTGCTATTACGATCCTTGTGGAGACCCTGTGATAGTAACAGTTTACTATCCAAACAACTGCATACCAACAGATTGTCTATCAACCACTACCACCACAACCACTCTTCTTTTTCCTCACACATAAACCTAAATAAATGTCCTCCTCAAACTGTTCAAATTGCTTTAATGGTTGCGCTGAGATAGTATCAGATCAGTGCGTCAAATATACAGGAGTGAATGTTCCACTCTTAGGAATCCAAACTGGAGATTCCCTTTCTTATGTAGAACAAACTCTTATTGGATTTCTCACTTCTACATTAGATGCTACAGGAATCAAGCCAGTTATTGATCCTGATATTATATGTGAACTTGTTCAACAGTATCTACCTGACTGTCAAGACCTTACAGCTCTTGATCTGTTTATAGCTCTTATTAAAGCTGCCTGTGATTTACAGGAGCAAGTGGATGCTATTGTAGCAGATTTAGCAGCTTTAGAAGGGCCTTATGATGTAGATTGTCTTTCAGGTGTAAATGCTAACTCTGGCACACACGCTATTCTTCAGGCTGTCATTACAAAGCTCTGCTTACTAGAAGGTAATTTTGATGCTTTTGTAGTGGATGTTGAAACCAACTATGTAAAGAAATCAGAGCTCTGTGCTCTTGTAGCAGCTTGTACACCAGCTCCTGGTGTAACACAATACAAGGATAGAATGGTTCCTTATACAGTGGTGGAATACTATGGATCTCTCAGCAACTTTGATGGTGCTGGTATAGGTATCCCTGCTAATGGGTTTGAAGACATCTATCTATGTAATGGTGCTAATGGCACTCCTGATAAGCGTGGAAGAATTCCTGTAGGAGCTATTCAAGCTGTTCCAGGTGGTGGAGCTCTTAGTCCAGTGGTTGATCCTGGTGTAGCTGGTAACCCCAACTATGCTCTCAACACTACCACAGGTGCTAACACTATTACACTTACCACTCCACAGATTCCTGCCCACACACACGTTGCTAACACCACTCTTGTAGATCCTGGACACAACCACCTACTTGTTGGTGCTATTGCTAGTGGCTCATCTGCTCCTGATGTAACACCTTCTACATTCATTGATTTTAGACATGATTTAGAAACTGATTTGTCTTATAGAATGACAGGTAGCAATAATTTACCCACTCTTGGATTAAGTGAAACAAAAACAACAGGAATATTTGTAGGTGTGAATAATAATTCTACAGGAGGTGGCCAGTCTCATAATAACATCCCACCTGTTCTTGCTTGCTACTATATTATGTACATCCCATAAACTAATTATAAATGGCTTGTTTACCAGGAATGCCCTGTTATCAGACAGGGCCTGTATACCCAGAAGGAATGGGTCCTTGTCCTCCAGTTTGTCTAGATGCTAGTCAAATTATCTACAATGGGAACAACCTTCCATGCTCTGGTGTAAATACAGGAGATTCCCTTGATATTGCTCTAGAGAAGATAGATTCTAAGATATGTCCAGAATACATTCTGAACACTATTCTCATCCTTCTTCGTGTAAATCCCACATTCCACGTTCAGTTCTGTGAGCTTGTAAATGGCTGCTTACCAACAACAACCACTACCACCACTTTATTATGATTGTAGTAATAACTCTCACTGTAGCTGGATCTGATACAGGACCTTTTAACCTGTATTCAGATGTGGATGGATATACATCAGCCTTTGAAACAGGTGTTTCTAAAGCAGCTCTGTTAGCTGGGTATACAAGTGTATTAGTTCCTAATGGAACCACTATCATTAGGGTGATGTCTGACAATCCTCCCGTATGCACAAATTATATTGACATTAGTATAGTGGAGTGTACAACCACAACCACCACTATGATAATGTAAAGGCTATCAAAAAGCCCTGTTTGTTGGTTTTCAGGGCTTCTCCCTGGGGTTTCTACCCTGGGGAGTTTTTATTTATAACCAAAAATGTTATCATGGATAACGAAAAATGTTTGGATAATTTTGGGAAATATCAAAAAGTTTCCTACCTTTACTGCAATTTTAACTAAATCAAAACGTAAATGCCTGAAAATCAATCCCTTCTGCAACAGCTGGAGCAAATGCTTCACTGGAAGAAGAGCAAAAAGTTCTATGCAGAAAAGCTAAACATTAAAGAAGCTGAGGTGGATGAACTGCTGAGAGAGATAAAAAACTCGGAAGATACTAGAAATGAGGCAGAGGTGGGGAACTACATTGGAGACCTAGAAGACCAAGTGGTAAGGTTCTTTGAAGATGTACAGAAGGGAACAGGTGAGGTGGTGTTCAACTCAAAGGAAGAAATCAAGAGTTTAGAAGAACTTATTGAGAAATGTAAGATAGATACAGACAAGTGGGAAATAACTAAATACGTCCAAAACTACTGGGGAAATGCTGACCAGCCTCACTACCAAGTGAAGGCTTGGTTGGGCAAAAAGAAAGATGAACAGATATTCCAAGATAGCTTTGTTTCTTTCTTAAGCACATATGAACCCTGTTCATCCCAGATAGTAGGTCCTGAGTTTGATTTAGATAAGAAAGACTCCTGTTTAATAATCAATAAACAAGACTCCCATTTAAACAAACTGGACATAGGAGGAGATAACAACATTGAGAAGAGATTTAACAATTTCATTCAAAAGGTGGATGTTATTCTAAATCAAGCCTCCCTAGCTAACAATCTAACAGATATTAAATACATTATTGGGTCAGACGAGTTTAACAGTGAGTTCACCAACACCACTACAAAGGGCACTCCTCAACAGAACATTCTTTCCTATCACAGCGCTTTCCAAGCTATATGTGAACATGAAATAAGTGTCATCAACCTGCTTCTTCAAAAAGCAATAAATGTTGAGGTGATTTTTGTAGCTGGTAACCATGATGAGTTTGTAGGCTGGCATCTAGCTAGCTGGTTACAAACTTATTTCAGAAATGAAGAACGTTTAGTTTTTGACATCTCTCCTAGGTATAGAAAGTATGTGAGCTATGGATACTCAGCAATGATGTTCAACCATGGAGATGCTCTTAAACCTGCCAAGCTTGCTAACTTGTTTCCTATGGAATATAAGAGTGATTGGTCAGACCATGATCACTTCTACATCTTCACAGGAGACAAACATCATGAGATGAGCTTAGATTTCAATGGTATCAAGTTTTACCAGCTTCCAGCTTTCTCTACAGCAAAGAGTGGATGGGATGATAAAAATGGATATACAGTTTCTAAAGGTGAGGTGACTGGCTTTCTCATAGACCAAATTAATGGAATGACAAACATTTTCAAACAGTATATATAATGGCCACGTTAAGGAAATTAGTTTCAGATGTACGCTCTGCCCACAAGCTTCTGTCTACAGATAGCTTGATTACGGACAGGGCTATTGCTTCTGAAATTAGGAACAATTCTCTTTTGCTTCTCAAAAGGGAAACCAACCTCAGAAAGTTGTGGGCAACAGACACTCTGTTCACCACTATTCCTTGTCTGGAGATGATAGAGGTTCCTATTTCCGAATGTTGTGAATATGTTGACCCTTGCTCAGTGGCTAGGAGCAAATACAAACTTCCTCGTATTTCTGAGGGTAATTACCAATATGTAATACAGGGTGTCTACTCAATTAATGCAATGAGTGGACAAGGAAAAAAGCTGAAGGAAATAACCATCAATAGGTATATAAATCTTCTAAAACTTCCCATCATTAAGAAGGAAGAGTATTATTGGATAAGCAATGGCTATCTATATGTGAGCAATCCGCTTCTACAGGCTATCAGACTAGTGGCTCTGTTTGAGGAGGATGTTCCTAATGAAATACTCTATCCAGCTTGTGGTTGCGGTACTCCTCAGTATACAGTGGAACAACTATGTGTTAATCCACTAGACAAGGAGTTTGCTCTTCCAGGCTATCTGGAGAAGCAGGTATTGGAGCTCACCTCTCAAAAGCTTCTGGCTACATATTTCTCACTCAAGACAGATATGACAGCAGAAGGTATTGATGGTCAGGCCCCCAATACTAAACCAACCAATTAATGCGAATAAAGGTAGATTGGAGAAGTTCAAGCAAAGAAAACTACAACAATTTCTGTAAGAAGCACCCCTCCATCAAACTTACATTTGATGAGTGGAGAAACATCATCTATTCTTTTACAGACGCTTTTAAGGAATACATTCTAGAAACTGGGGAGAAAGCAAAGCTCCCTTTTGGGTTTGGTGAGTTCTCCATCAATAAGAAGAAGCGTAGAAAGATGAAGGGAGTAGATGGTAAAGAGTTTGTCAACCTGCCTGTAGATTGGAAAAAGACAAAAGAGAAGGGTAAAATCATCTACAATTTCAACTTCCATACAGAAGGATATTTCTTTGGATGGATGTGGTTTAAAAACTCTCACAGATTAAAACACGGTGAGCTTTGGTATTTCAAACCCTCTAGAACCACCTCCAGACTTTTGTCACACTACTTGAAAACCAATGACAAGTATCAGCAAATCTATCGTGAATGGAAAAGATAATACACTATGTCATACTACTATAAATACAACTTCACCAGCCCAGAGCCCACCTACTCTATTGTAAAAGAGGAGTTTAAGAGCTATTTTGATACTGGTGCTGTTGATGATCTAATGTTCCCCACCTATCTGGACAAGTGTCTTAGAAAGCTGGGTAGAACCACCTATGTAATTGCTGAAGACATTCTCAACATATCTGACTATGAAGCTAGGCTACCAGATAACTTCTTTGCTGTACGTGAAGCTTGGATGTGTACAGCAGTGAATGGTTACCCCTATCAGTCAGCTAATTCTTTCTATTCTCAAGCTTCTACACACACTACTATTCAAATCTCCCCACTCACTATTGGAGGCACCCCTTGTAACAACCCTGGATGTCAAAATCCACAGTGTGATGGGAATTGTATGCCTGCTATTATTCAGGCTGTCTATAAGTCTAACAACACTGCTGCTGTTCAATACAGAAGAGAATACCTATTAAAACCAGGAAACATTTCTGCTAGGAAGAACTGTGGTGTAGATTATACAAACAACTGGGAGTTTTATCAAGAAGCTCCTCCTTTACATGAGTTTACACCAGGATCTGCTGGATATGACTCATTTGATATTAGAGACAATAAGTTTGTTACCAACTTCCGTAATGGAATTGTGCATCTATTGTTCTATGCTACAGACTATGATCCTAATGGAAATCAGCTAATTCCTGACAACTATCGTATTAGAGAATATATTGAGGCTTTCATCAAATATAAGGTGATTGAAACTCTCACCAACCAGACCAATGATGAAACCTTTAATCAGCTTCAATCAAAGCTAGCCTTCTACAAACAACAGGCTGAAGAAGCATTCATCATGGCTGATATTGAGATTAAGAAGCAAGATGCTTGGACTAAGCAACGTAGAATCAAGAATGACCTTAACAGATTTAATATGTATGAACTCCCCAATCGTACTAATAGATATGGTTGGAGACGTAATAACTAATAGGAAATGGCAGATGAATTAGAACAAATAAAAAACATTCTTGGTGCCAACAGAAGTAATGTTGTCCAAGAATCTAACAATGCTACCGTTGGCCTTAACATGGATCAATCTGTTACGCAGATTCCCAAAGGTCAGCTAACGTATGCATTGAATGCTGCTGTTGAGAACTTTGACTCAAATTCTGTTAACTATCAGAATGAGCCAGGGAATGTATTCTGTCTTAGCTTCCCTGATGGATATGTGCTTATTGGTGAGCATTTCATTCCAGAAAGAAATAAACATGTATTCTTTATTACCAATCCTGACACAGGTGGTTCTGAGATTGGGTATATGGATAATAACGACTGCATCTATCATACATATGTAAATGCTCCTTGTCTCAATTTTAACATTGACCATCCTATTCATAAGGCTGTCCACAGAATCACAGAGTGTAATACAGAAGTGTATTGGACAGATGGTCTCAATCCCAGAAGATATATTGACCTAAATCCTGAGAATCTTCCCTATATTCTTATATCAGGAACACCAGCCTGTGATCCTATATACAGTGACCAAATAGATTGTAACGGACTAAATGTACAGCCCAACTTTCAGGTTCCCCAGCTTGAAGTGACTAACATCACTACAGGGGGTGAGCTTATTGCTGGTACATACCAATTTGCTATTCAGTATTGTGATGCTAATGGTAATCCTCTTACATCATATTACTCAGTGACCAATCCCACTCCTGTTGCTGATCCAAGTCTAACCACTCCCAATTTCAACTATCCTGTAGGTAGGTCTATTGAACTCACTGTCAGCAACTTAGAAGGATCTGGACTCTATCAGCATTTCAACATAGCAGTGATTAAAACCATAAATGGTATCACCTCTGTTGAGCTCATAGGCACTTATTTCATTGACACCCTATCACAGGTGATCACTTACACAGGTCAAAACAAAACTGATATTCGCTTAACAGTGAATGACATCTTTGAGAAGTTTCCTTATTATGAGGTGGCTCAAGATGTTACAGCTGTACGTGATGTATTAGTGTGGGACCAACTCACCTCCATAGAAAGAATCAACTACCAGCAAATTGCTAGTGGTGTCACTCTTCAATGGGAAACTTATAGGATTCCTAATACAGAAACCTATGCGGATGAGTTTAATGCCACCAACCTCAGAGGCTATTTAAGAGATGAGGTGTATGCATTTGAATTAGTGTTCCTTCTTAAGAACGGTAAACAAACTGATGGATTTCACATCCCAGGAAGACTTGCTAATGCTAATGATCTATTTCCTGTTTCTACAGCAAATGATGATTTCATAGGTGATCCTGAAGATCCTATTGCAAACACTAGCCCTTATTGGAAGATATACAACACAGCCACTGTTACAGGATTCTCTCCAGGATATTCTCCTGCTGTAGATTACAAAGGACCTTACCAGAATGGTGAATTTAGCTACTGGCAATCTACAGAAGAATACCCTTGTAATGAAGAATTATGGGGAAACTTAGCTGGTCAACCCATCAGACACCATAAGTTCCCAGATGTGCTGGTGAGCCCTATATTTGAGTCTGCTTTATTTACAGGAGAAAACTCAATGGTGATGCAGAAAGATGCTGTATTCCCACTGGGTGTAAGAATAGATGTACAGCAGGTGCAATCTCTAATCAACTCTTCCAATCTCACTGCTGAACAAAAAAGTGAGATAGCTGGCTTTAAGATTATACGTGGTGATAGAAGCACAAACAAATCTATTGTAGCTAAGGGTATCCTTAGAAACGTAGGTAAGTATGATAGAGAGGGTACAGAATACTATTTCCCCAACTATCCTTACAATGACCTAAGACAAGATCCATTCTTACTTGAAAAGAGCAATGCTTACACCATTCCTCTTGCTGCGACAAGTAATACATCTATATGTAGAAACTTTAGTATCTACCCTACAGCACCTGGTACAATTGATTACATTGACTGTTATACAGGAGAGATAGCTAGTAGAACTATTCTTCCATCAGAGGTGAAAACCATCATCAAACTTTGTGCTTTGGACTATCCTGCACCAAAGTTTAATGGAGGTGCTGATGGAGCAATGGGATCAAACACTTATAATGTATATAAGATCACAATTGATTTAGTTCCTTCTACGCCACAAACTGTTGTATTTAGACTAGTTTGGCCAATTTCCAGATGTGGTTTAACTCAAGGAAATGTTATTGCTGCTCCTACGGGATATAGTATGTCCACTGATATTGATGGATGGACTAAATATTGTGCACTCAATAATACAAATCCATGCTGTGGTTTATTCTTAAATGAGCCTCTTGACTTAAATAATCAGTATGTAACAACAGACACTGGTGGATCAGGTAGCTATTCTTTTTTAATTGCATCGCTTACACCACCTACATTTGCTCAAAGCAATCTAGGCACAGGTACAACATTTAAAGTGGAGTATGTACGTTCAGTGGGAATTAACGATTGTTATCCAGACAAACTAGATGCTTTTGATGATCCTTCATCTAAATACAGACATGTATTCAACTCTCCAGAAACCTCATTTGGTCAACCTTTCTTAGGAGGCGTTTTAAAACTAGAGAACGTAATATTTGGTGCTGGAAAATCCCATTTTGTACAAGTGCAGAAGAATGCAATGTACAGACTGCTAAGTGCTGAGGCTCAACAAGATGCACTAAACAGTGCAAACAATATAGCAGCTATCACCACTGACTACAATGCATCAGCATTATTTGCTGCCTATCAAGCCTATCTAACTATTTATGTAAATGGTATCACTAGACGCAACTACGCTTATTCCTACAATTCTATAGCAAGCTATGACTATAGTAACTTGATTAACAATGGATTAGGAGTGAAGCAGCGTGAGCTAGAATTAAAACAATATCTAATTCCTGGTGTGCAGGGAGTGGGTGATGATAAGAATGTAAACAACTGGAGCAGAGAGAGTTCTGTCTATCTAAAGACTAAGTCAAACAGACCAGCTCTTCCTTTCCCTAACCAAACTCCTACCATCTCAGGACTTGTAAACGATAGATCTAGAACAACTCTTAGTGAGTCTGGAACATGTGGCACCCCTGCTCAAGAACAGTATATAAGTGTCATCTCTTATTATGGATCTCTTAAGAACATATTTGTCAATCAATATGGACAGATGTATTCTTATGACACAGTGGATACAGGATTCCAAAGAGACATCACTCCTCTCACAGGTCCTATTGTAGCTACATTCTTTGGAGGAGATACATTTATCAGCAAGTTTGCTTTCAAGACCAAACTGCCTTTCTTTATAGATAACCGTGTGAATGCTCCTGATGATAGTGATATATTCTTTGATGAAATAGGTAATGTAGCCTATCCTGTATACTGGCACTCAGGACGTTCTATTCTTACAACAGCAGTGGCTGGACCACAAACACTTACAAACTTCATATCTATTAAGGCTAACAACCTAGACTGTCCTAATAGTCAAACTCCTATCACCAGTCCTGGTAGAACATATTATGATGGTAAGATGTATTTGTTTGCGTATGGTGTGCCTTATTTCTATTGTGAGAGCTCCTACAATGTTGATCTACGTCAAGCATTTAACAATAGAGAAGGTGACTTCTGGCCTCACGTAAGTACAGGTATTCCTGATGATTGGGTGCAAGAAGACTATGTGTCTATTGCTCAGGATAACACCTATTATTATAACACTACATTCTCTAAGCAAAATAAAGAAAATACATTCACCCATCTTCCTTATGATTGGAAGAGTGTATGTTTCACCAACTTCCCATTCAGAACCATCTATTCTGATAGCCAAGAACTCACCACATCACCAAATGCAAACAACTGGTTGATTTATAGAGCTTCTTCTTTCTTTGACTTCCCTCAGAACTATGGACCTCTAGTGAGCTTAGATGGTATACAGAACAAGGCTATTCTAGCTCGTTTTGAGAACAAGAGCTTGTTATACAACACGCTTCTCACTATCAACACTAGCAATCCACAGGCTGCCTATATAGGTAATCCTTCTTTGTTTACAAGTGCTCCTCCTATTGACTTTGCAGAAACTGATTTAGGATATGTGGGCTCTCAAAACAAGATGCTTCTGAAGATACCACAAGGACAGATAACAATAGATGCTAAGCGTGGACAAGTGTTTCTTATTGCTGGTAATCAGGTGCAAGACTTGTCAGCATTTGGATCAGGAATGAACAGGTTCTTTACAGACCATCTAGCTTTTGAAATCTTGCGTTACTTCCCTAAAGTGGATGTGGATAACCATTTCAATGGTGTAGGACTCCATGGTGTGTATGATAGCAAGTTTGACCGTGTCATCATTACTAAGCTTGACTACATCCCTAAGCTGAATAATATTGTTTATGATGACACAGACTTCAACTTCTATCTAGAAGAAGAGGTGGAATGCTGTGATGGCACAGAGATTATTAGAAAGCAGGTGTATCTGACAGACTCAGAATACTTCTGTAACAAGAGCTGGACCCTGTCTTTCAACTTCAACACTAAGAGCTGGATAAGCTTCCATAGCTACATTCCTAACTTCTATATAGCTGAGAACAACTTCTTCTATTCAGGAGTGAATGATTGCTGTGCTGACTTTGAGGCTGTAGTGGGTAATCCTGTTCCTAATACAACCACCACTACAACAACACAATTTGAGTGTGAGTGCACTACATATTCTGTTGAGAATCAATCTTCTGAGACACTTTATTATGACTATATAGATTGCAACAATCAACCACAGAACAGCACTCCTATTATAGGCGGTGAAATTCAAACAGTTTGTGTATGTGGAGATGAGATATATGCTGCAGCTAAAGGACTAAATGTAACATTAGTTGGTTCAGGATGCATCACTACTACTACCACCACAACAGCTTTCACTGGTTGTGACCTAGAGGGTGAGGCTTGTGAAATAACCACAACCACCACCACTAGTACAAGCACAACCACTACAACAACAACTGCCTATCCTTGTGAGTGTTATGTTGTATACAATTCTAATGAAATCACTCACCTTGTAGCTTCTTACAAGTGTGATGCTAGTCAGCTATCTTACACTCCTGTAGAAGCAGGACAAGTTATCAACATATGTGTTAGCACACAGATAGTTCCTTATTCTGATCCTGGAGTGATTATTACACTCTGTGGAACACCTTGTACACAAGATTCAGATTGTGAAGAGTGTACAACCACTACCACCACTACACTAGCTCCTGGTTGTGATGATTGTTATGAATACACTGTCACTTCTGAGCTAGGAGCTACGTTCCAATGGATTGATTGTCAAGGATTTACACAAACTGATAGCATAGGTGTTGATGGAAGTTATAACATACTATGCGCTGTTGAGGGTAGTGTAACATTTACATTTGGATTTGGAACAGCTACACAGGGTGATTATTGTGGAAATACATGTGGCACCACCACTACAACAACAACACTTCCACCTTTATAAATTGAACATGGCACAAGTAGTGTATATAAAACTCACCAAAGCTTCCCCCAAATCTGGGCCCTTTAATATTTCTGACAACCTTGGAAATGTTATAGCTACAAATGTGCCCAAGAGTGTGCTAATAGAAGGGGTGAGCTATAGTGTGGCTGATGATGCTACAGTGATTATCATTCAGTCGGTGGGTGCTTGTAAGAAAGTTATCAACTTCCCCATCTCTCAGGTGACACCTGATGAGCAAGTGACCCTCACGTTTACACAAAAGCTTAGCTCTTGTGTATGGAGACACTTGACAGATGTGGTAAATTACAACAAATTTTATGGAAACATCGAACCCTATATTATTGAGTATCCGTTCAGCTATTCCTATTATGATGAGATTCTTCAATGTGTTAAAGACTACACCAAGGCTTATAGGTACTTTTTATCTACTACTGGTGTATTTAATGATAACGATAGGATTGAGGTTGACAATGAATGGTTTAACAAAGCTGTATTATACAACGGTCAGCAAAGCACAGGTGTGCTTGAACTGGTTCCAAAGCCCATCAACAACCTCAACGAATACTTAAAATATCCTATATATAACACTGAGAGTAAAACAATTACATTCACAAAGAGTGATAACTTCTACCAGTATAACACCTTCTGGTCACTGGTAAAGAATAAATCTATTCCACTGTTCCTAACCACTTGTGAATCTCTATCCTTGGATAAGGTGGTAAACCAGGTTAATATGGACTATGGTAAGAGATCCTTCAAGAAGGAACCTCTAAGAGCTAAAGACCTGAAGGTGAGGCACATATTGGATAATAAGTCTGATGTGCATCTGGTTAGCCAATTCATCTTTACACCTGCCCAAATCTCTTATAAATAATGGCAAAGAAGCTCACATCCAAAAAAGCAAGGAAAATCCTACACGACAAGAGCGTGCATGGGAAGCCTCTCACTGAGAAGCAACGTAAGTTCTTTGGTGCTATTGCTGGAGGAGCTGAGCCCTACAAGGCACAGATTGGAACAATGCTTACAGCTCTTCCCTCTAATATGATGGATAGACTATCTGATGCACTTGCCTTTCCTCAAAGAGCTATTACAAAACTATTTACAGGAGAGTATCAAACTCCTTCTGAAGCTATAGGAATCAAGAACAAAGCTGGTGCAATAGCTACAGACATCCTTCTTGATCCTGTAAATCTTTTAGGAGCAGGACTAGCAGGAAAAGCATCAAAAGCTACAAAAGCTACAAAAGCTGCCAGTAGTGCTGGTAAAAAATCTGTAGTATACACATCAGATTTGCTGACTGATCCTAGGGCTGAAAAGGCAATGACTGAAGGATACATTAGTTCTAAACGTAATATTGATCGCTTCAGTAAGACTAGAGAGGCATTAAGAGATAATGAAGCTTGGAGATTCTCACCAGAAGATTTAAAAAGGTACAAGGCTCAACAAGCTTTAGAAGAAGATATGAGACTTTATCATGGTATTCATCCCGAACCTGTGATAAATTTACAAAAGTTAAATCCAGAGTCTGTTTTATTTGACATGAGAAAGAGTCATGTTAAAGAGTTTAAAAATGTACCTGGAGGATCTGAGTGGAAAAGTAGTGCAAGTCCTTATGTTTCTAAATCAGAAATGGCTAAATTTAAGACGTATGAAGATTTCCTGAAAAGCAAGGCTAAAGAAAAATATAAAGAACTAGTAAGAGAATATCCTAAAGACTACAAAATTTCTCCGTTGGAATTTATGAATCTTCCTAAGAATGAGAATGGTGGATGGTTAGATAAGTATGAGCAAGGAGGACTAGTGTTAAAGCAAAAGAAGCAAGATAACTACGGAACAAAACCTAATGCTAACAACTCTGATGTAAGCCTACCTCCTGGATTTGTAGGACTAGGATATAACACAAAAGGACGTAACTACAGTCCTGCATGGGGTGGACAGTTTGCTATGGGTGGTAACCTTCCTGGTGCTACAGGAATGATGTACGCACGTACAATCAACCCTGCTCCATCTAATGGTCCTTATGCTAAGAAGACCAAGGCTAGTGCACAGAATGGACAGGAGATGAAATACTATCAAGAAGGACTAGATTTCAGACCTAAGACTATTAGTCAAGATGGTTTAAAACTTATTCCTAGAGCTACAGGAGATTTAAGAGGTCCTAAGATAGATCCTAGAATGTCTGCAAACATTGCAGCCACTCAGCAAAGAGATAAACAAGAGAAAGCTAACACTACATATGAAGCTTTAAGAAGCAATCCTGCTCTTAAACTATACGATGACAAAGAACTTAAACAATTAGCTAAAGATCCTTCTAAATGGCCAAAGCATGTTTCTGATGCTGTTAAATATGAGAACGTTACAAAAACTCTAATAGAGAACAATCCTAATTACAACCCAGAACTTTCTTTAGAGGAACAACGTGATTTGGCTAGTGATAACTCTCTGAAAACCAGAATGTTAAGAGGTAAGAACCTTTTAAGAAACTACGACTATAGCAATGATGTACCAGTTTTAGGAACTGCTATGAACATTGCTAGAGACATAATGACAGCCCCAGGCGCAGTGGCTTCCAATGTTATGTTTCCTCAACAGCGTTATGTAGAACCATTCACACGAGGAAGCTTACAAGGTGTAGCAGAAGGAGCAACAAATGTCCTATCTGATGTAATAGATGTTGCTGATGTAGGAGCACCTGCAGCTTTGACAAAGGGAGTTGTTGGAGGATTGAAAGGGTTAGGACTAATGTCAAAAGGTGTAGGATTAAAAGCTATGACAGCTGCACCCCTACTTTTCTATAAAAAATCAGGCACAGTTGATCCAATTAATGTTTCAACTTTTACAGAGAGTGTAAACCGTGTTAAAGAATTAATAGAAACACCAGCAGCTAGAGAAGCATTTAGAAACGTAGGTGAGCAAATAGCTTCCACTAGAGGACTAGCTCAAGCAGATCCTGCTTACGCAGCAGCCATCACTAATCCAAATCTCCCAATGCAAACCATTGATGAGATGGCAAGGGTGTTAACAGAAGTGGATCCCTCTAAGGTGTCTTTTACAAAACAACAACGTAATTACATAAAAGAGCTTGGAGATGTTGCAATAGATGTAGGAAGAACAACTGGATTTAGAGATAATCCACGTTCTGCTCAATGGCTACTTGAAAACACTCAGAACCTATCTGCAAGAGATGTTGTGCCATTCTTATATGGTCTTAACATTCCAGAGAATCAAAAGATTCAGATGTTAAACACCCTTTATGATACACGTAGAGGATCAACAGTGGCTAATCCCATAGCTGAGTATACAGCAGCAAGAGACCTATTTTCACTAGCAGAAAACTATAGAGATATCCCTGAGGCTTTAAGATTGAGAGGTGTTCTTGGAGAACCACGTTTTGGATCAAACTTTCTGGGAAATCAACTTAGAAGGAGTGTAGTAGATATGGCAGTAAAAGCAAAGGATGCTCGTCAGCAGTTTGAATTAAGTGATGCATATTCTATGTATCGTGGCAATATAAGTGGTGCAAATGATATATTTCCCACTCTATTCAGAAGACCTTATAGTAGTTTACCTACAGAAGCTCAAAGAGCTGCAGCTAAAGATGATGTTTCAAGAAGAATACTTGAAAGAAGAAGCGAGGTGTTTGGAGACCCTAGTAATATAGGTAAGACATTTATTGGATCAGGAAGCATGAGTGCTGACAGTTATGAAATGGCCATGAGAGCAGTACCAATGGCTGAGAGATTAAATGCCACACCTGTACCAATGTCCAATGATATAGGTAGTATTTTTCCAAGCTATGCAAATGAGTCTGCTGGTATTGTTCAGGCAAATGATGTAAGACAACAATATCTTGATAGGGTTCAACAAACACTTGGTAAACGTAATCTATCAACATTAAACCAAGATGATTTAAATTTAGTGTTAGCCTATCGTGATCCCATCAATCCTAGATTGTTAAAGAATCTAATGATTGAGAGCAAGATGGCTAACTCAGCTATTAGCGATGTTAACAGAGCAATAGGAAGCAATATACCAGCAGCTAGGTTAAATGATGTATCAGGAATACAAAGACCTTTAATAGGACTTATTCCACAGGGAGGAGGAGCACCAAGGGAAATGAGATTGACAACACGTCCTACAACTTCTAATATTACATCTTTTGAACAAGAAGATGTACAGCCTCTAAGTATGGAACAAATTAGACGTTATGTAAATAGAATGCGTCCTGGAATGCAACTTCAAGATGGTGGTAATGTAGATCCTATGGGATATTGGAACCCTGAGAACTGGGGCAATCCTGTTATCATCCCATCCACAGACATCACTATGGAGGGAGTGTATGAACCACTCATTGGTATATCTGATACAGGAGATGTACAATATATGGAGCCTGGAGAGGATTATGAATTTGATGGTGAATATGTAACAGAGTATCCTGTAGCTCAGAAGGGTGATAAAATATATAGCTCAAAGGATATAAAAGCAAAACCTAAACATCCATATTCTGAAGATGATCCTCGTTCACGTGGTTTGTTTAATCGTTATGTTAGTAAAAAGGTTAAAGAGTTACCAGTAGAAACAATAAAAACGGAACAACCTAAACCCGTTTTAACAGACTACTTCCAAGGATCTTCTGTATTTGCTCCCACTCCATATGGTGGAGGTGCTGCGTTTGTAGGATATAAAACACCACAAGGAGACACTGTATTTGTGAAGCCTGAAGACTATGAGAGGATGGGTGTTCCTGAATACGGAAAGAAGTTTATTGAGAGCAAGAAGAAACAGAGGAATGGTGGTGTGAATAATGCTGATGCTCAACCTATTGAGAAGCTGGACCAATCACTTAACTTTACAAACTATAACAAACCAACCAAGGGTGGATGGTTAGATAAATACCAATAACATGAAAAAACAGATGCTCAAAATCGCTGGTGTTAAATCTGAAAAGGAATTCTATGAGAAGTTTCCTACAGAAGAAGCTTTTATGGCTAAACACGGAAAGGAGTTTAGGAAAGCCCAGGTTGGTAGAAATATACCTACTGGTGGTCTACCTAGAATACAAATTCCCACTAGAGATGTATTATTAGATAAAACTTCTCCTGCTCAAACTATCAAACCTAGTGCTACACCATCAGCTATGAAAACTCCTGTTGGTGCTGCTCCTTATATACAAGCTGGTGTAGATTTTATAGAAGGTGTTAGTATGATTAAAGATCAAAGAGATGCTGTACGTAGTGCTAGACAAATGAAAGAGCTTACAGGTGTTCAATCTGCTGCTGCAATGAGCACACCTAAGCAACCTCTTAAGCGTCAATATGTTAGACCAGAAGATGTAGAATTTCAACCAGAACAAATGTTTCCTTCTTATGGTGTAGGCACAAATATACTTGCTCAAGATGGTGCGATGATTGGTGGCAATCCTACAGAGATTCAGAACATGTACAATCCTGGCACTTTATATACAGACCTAGGATATGAGCCATTAAATGATAACCAAGATGTAAAACAATACATGAGAGGTGGTAAACTTCCTAGAGCAGCCACTGGACTTGAAACATTTCTACAAGGTGATGCAGGTAGTTCTATGATGGGTTCTCTTAATCAAATTATTCAAGGAAACACACCAGAAGCTGGTAATAAGATAGGTAAGGGAATTGGATCAGCAATTGGTACAGCTTTTGGAGGACCTGTTGGTGGTGCTATAGGAGGACTTTTAGGAAGTGGACTTGGTGGATTGGTTGATAGAAGTGAAGAGAAGATAAAAGCCTACCAAGATGTAAGTAATAGGAATTTAGGAAATATTTTAGGTCAGCAGATGGGATCTAATTTTCAAACAATGTTTAGTGCTAATGTGCAAGATGGTGGGGATGTTTCTCCTTACAAGTGGGTGAGCCACACATGGCAACCACAGGTGATTGCATCCTTTGGAGAGCATAAGTTGAAAGACCTTCTCAAGCCCCCAACAGATGCTGATATGCTCAGAGCTGGTGGTCACCTGAAAGAGTATACACCTCCTAGTGCTGCAGCTATGTCTACAGAAAGACCAGCTATGCAAATGGGTGGAGAGCTTGAGACACACTGGGGTGGATATGCTGAAACCCTATCTCAAAATCCCTACCTTCCTGAGGGAGGAGAAACCATCATGTTCAGAGGACAGTCTCACGATGAATCTGATGGAAAAGGAAATACAGGAATTGGTATCACCTATGGTGAGAATCCTGTAGAGGTGGAGCGTGGAGAACCTGCTGTAAAGCTACAAGATGGTACAAGTGGTGAATCCAATCTCACAGTGTTTGGAAACATCAAAATCACAAATTCATTTGCAGATATGTTAGCAGATTCTAAAGCTAAGGGTAAGAAGTTCAAAACCTATGTGGCTGATCTATCTAAACAAGAAAACAAGCAGAACAAGTTGATTGAGAAGTCAGTGGATAAACTTGATGAATTAAATGTACAATCATCTTTTGATAAGCTTGCTTTTGGAACCCTACAAGCAAACATTCAAGGTGCTAACGCAAAACTTAAAGACTTGGCAGAAAAGAAACAAAATGCTGCAGCTCTTCAGAATGCTATTAATGATAGCAAAGAAGAAGGCTTGCTAAACGTTACAGATGATGGAAGAGTGTTAGCTCAGAAAGGAGCTAGTATTCCTAAAGCTCAAGCTGGTAGAAGCATGTCAGCTAGAGCTGCTCTTAGAAATGTTGATCCAAAGATTCTTAATCTCCTAGAGCTTTTGAATCAGAAAGGATATAATGTACAAGCTACAAGTGGTATGAGACCTGGTAGTCAAACTGCTGGAGGAAGAGAATCTAGACATGCTTCTGGACAAGCTATGGATGTTGTTTTCCCAGATTTGAAGGGTGGCGCATATGATGCTATTTTGAAAGACCCAGAGATTGCATCCTATCTATTGCAAAACGACATCACAGCTATTAATGAATATGACCCCACTGTTCAGGAGAAAACAGGAGCTACAGGTCCCCACATCCATTTTGGATATGACAAGGGCACACCTTTAGCAGATGATTTTAGAAAGAAAGCTTCTTCCATCTACCCCAATATTACAATAGGTGGAACAGGAAGAAACTTCCAAAATGTAAGTGACATCACTAACTATTACAAACAGTTTGGATATAAAGGAGCAGAAAACATTGATGAGCTACAGAAGTGGATTGTAGGAGAGGCTAAAAAGAATCCATCTGTAGCTAGTGAACTCACTTCCTACTTACGTTCTGTTCCTCTAACTAACAAAGGAAAAAGACTTTATGGACCAGGAGCTAATCAAATTGCTCTAGATGCTGACAGACTATTTGAGCAGTTTAATGATGGATTATGGGACTACCGCTTCCCACGCCTCACTTCTCTTGCCACCACCACTAAAGCTACAGAAGAAGGACTTAAAACTGTAGGTCTTGGTGGTAAGAAAGAAGAACCTAAGGGTAGAGGACCTGTTTCATTTAACATCCCTCCTGTACAACCAGATCCTATTCCTGCTGGTCTTAGAGATTTGGTTCCTATTCTAACACGTAGAAGAATGCAACCTCTTGATCCTAACCAGCTATTGGGTGAGATGTATGCTCTTTCTCAAAATCAGGTGGAGCCTGTATATGCTCAAAAATACATCCCTGAGCTCAGCACTCCATATGACATATCCCTACAAGATATTCTAAATGCTAATCAGGCTGATTACAATTCTACACAAAGACTTACAGGATACAACCCTGAGGCACTCTCTATGTTAAATGCTCAGAAGTATTCAGCTAATCAAAGAGTGTTGGGTGAGCAGTTTAGACTGAACCAAGCTAAGAAGGACACTGTGTATAAAGAGAACAGAGACATTCTTAATCAAGCTAAGCTTGCTAATTTACAAATCCTTGATCGTCAAGCAGAAAGACAAGCTAAAGCTCTTTCTAACACTAAGGCTACAACACAGGAAGCTCTCAACTCCATATCATCTAAATATGCTCAAAACCTAAACAGACAAAGACAATATGCTGTTATGGAGAACATGTTCAATTACAGATTCACTCCTGGATTTAGAGCTATTAATGTAAACCCTACTCCTACGTTCAATCTTCCTACAGTTCCAGGACTAGTGGCATCATATGATGATCAAGGAAACTTGATTTACAGTGATATTGGAAACCCTGAAGCTCCTAGTCCTACAGCACCTACGGGTAATAAAAAAGGAAAGAGAGGAGCTAATATAGCAAAGGCTATAAAAAATCTATAACTAACTCAGTTAGAGTGATTTACCAAAATTCGTTATTCCTCTTGGAAGATATAATTTTTCATATTACATTTGTAACTTAATGCGCTATGGCTTCTTATACAGACATAATACCCAAGTTTAACCCCTACATTGACCAGCTTCCTGTGGAAGCCATGGTCCAAGTGGGCATGGAAAAACAAAAGCGCTATGAGGAAGGTGTCCAAAGGATACAAACCTATTTGGACAGTCTTTCTGGATTAGAGGTGGCTAGACCTGTTGATAAGGCCTATCTACAATCAAAGTTTAACCAGCTTGGTAACAACCTAAGAAATGTGGCTAGTGGAGACTTCTCTAACTTCCAACTAGTTAATTCTGTAGGGGGGATGGTGACACAGTTAACCAAAGACCCTTACATTCTAAATGCTGTATCCTCTACAAAGCTCTATAGAAAGAGTTTAGAAGAAATAGATGCAGCTAGAAAAGAGGGTAAATCTGGTACATCAAATGAATGGGATTTTAGAGACCAAGCTTCTAAGTGGTTGAATAGCAATGACTTAAATGTTTCTTTTAATGGCAGGTTCACACCATACACCAATTGGAGAAAGGAAGCTGTTGATGTATTAAAAGCTCTTACAAAAGATTCCACTATAACAGATGATGCTTTTAGAGTGGATAATAAAGGCAACCTTACAATAACAGATGCTATTACAAGACAGAAGCTAGAAGGTATTTCTCCTGAGCGTTTACAACAGGCTTTACTAGTGGGACTATCTCCTAATGCATTTAAGCAAATGGAAATAGATGGTAGATACAACTATTCTAATGTTACCCCTGAACAGTTTGTAAATGATATAAACAGTCAGTATAGTGAGAAGGTGGAGAAGTATATGAGTCAAATAAAAACTCTTGATGCTTCTAAATACCAAACTCAATCCACTGCTCAGAAAACTGAGATAGATGGTAAAATTGACATGTTGAAAAAAATGATTGAAAGAACTAAAGAAGAATATTCTGGTGTTTCTAAATCATTTGCTAGTGGAGATGTAGAATCTGCAAAATCTAGACTACAGACAATCAACAACTTAAACAACTTTGCTAGCGCCTTCAGCTTTACAGAAACTTCCAAAACATATGAGAATAGTCCATATGTTGCTGCTCAACAGTTTAGAGATAGACTAACTTTTGACAAAGAGAAGTATGAAGAGGAAAATAGACAGCATGGAGAAAAGATGGCAATAGAAAGAGCAAAGCTTGAAATAGAACAATCAAAGCTTGGTATTGGAGGAAAAGGAGGTGTTGCAGGAGGAGCTACCACTGAGGAGATTGGAACCTACAACATGACTAATTTAGTGAAACTAATTGAAACTGATAAGAAACAATTAGTAAATGATGAAGCTTCTCTTTTAAATCGCCCTGAATATATGGGCAAGGATGTTACATGGCTAGCAGATCAAAAAGCTGCTTGGGAAAGAAATCCTAAAGGTGTAGATCCTGTACTTGCTCAACACTTTGTTGCTACAGAAAACCTTACAAGACTTATAAAATCTAATGAGGCTCTTCTTGGTAACATCTATAATCAAGTGGATGCTGAAAAAGGAAAAATAGAAAGTTTAATTCCTCCAGGATCTCCCACTGTTACATACAAGGGATATTCATTCACACCACAAGAGCTAGTGCAGTTTAACCAGAAGTATCCAGAATTTCTAATAAGAGTGGGTAGTGGTGGATCTGCCACTATGGGAACAACAGGTAGTAACCTATTTGATGATGAAAAGGCTCAACAAAATTTAAATGGTAAAGAGCTTTTGTTGTATAATATTTTAAAGAAAGAATCACAAGGTGGAAAGCTAGATAGTGGAGAACTTGGTATGAGACAAAACCTAGGCTTCTATAAAGAGAAAGTAAATCTTCCTTACCAGGCTAAATTAAACGAAAGGGTTATTAGAGCTAATGAAATATTGCTAAATAGAATGCAAGGTTCTCAAGCAATGTCATATGGTATTGATTCTTATAAGCCTGAGCTTAGACAACAGCTTGTCACTCTTCTTGGTGGTTTAGCCACTAATGCTGATGTACCAGGAGGACTAGCTAACTCTCCAGAGTTTACATCACAAAAAGCTAGAGAGTTGGCAGCAGATCCTTCTCTATCTGGAGTGATTCGTGTTATAGAAGGCACTGAGTTACAGCCTGCTTTATATGAAGTGACTGTTTCAGGAAAGGATGGAAAAAGTATGAAGTTCAAAATAACCCCTGAAATCAAGGTGAATTATTTTGGGAATGCTGCTTTTGAATCTGCTCCAGAAGTGAAAGCTGTACAACCCTATCTTTCACAACTTTCAAAAACTGGAGGAGTGAGCACTGCCACTGCTCCTGGTCCCACTAATGCTAATAATTCCTATCTATCATCTATAGATTTTCCTAGTATTGATATTTATGGTGTGAAGGGAAACATTATACAATCTGGAGGACTGTATGGGTATAAACTTGCAGTGTTTGATCCTCTAAGAAAACAATGGGTGAATGATGTTTCCTATCCTCGTGGAGGACTTATGCAAAAAGAAAAGCTTGCAGCTGCTATGGGCAGCTTAAATGATGCTGCTATATTTGAACTAATCAACGAAAGACCTCCTACAGCTGCAGAGTTAAAACTTATGAAGGAAGCTTCTAAAATACCTTAAACGGATTATTGATGCCTGATACACCCTTATTAGACAGACTTGAACTGGAGAAACAGTTTGGTGGATATAATCCTGAAAGGGATATGTCTAGCCTACCTAACATTGCCTATAGGTCCCCTGCTCTTGGAATGCCTTCTGAGAGTACAGAACCTGCCCCATCTGCCCTCACATCTTTAGAGAACTATCTTCTTAGTAAAACAGGATCTGATGGTAAGATGACAGGTGGATCTATCCCACGCCCTTTATCAGAGCTCACTTCCAATCGTTACAACTTCTTCATTCCTGGAGATTATAATAACGAAGATGCATATGCACAGGGACAGGGATGGACTTCTAAGATGGTGAATAGTGTTGGTAAGGGTTTGCTCTTAACAGGCACCACTCTTCTACAATCTACATTTGGACTATTAAATGGAATGGTTCGTGCTATTGGAGATGGAAGAGCAGCTTCTTTCTATGACAATGGTTTTAACAGAAGACTAGATGAAATAAACAAAGCTGCTGAGAATGTTCTTCCCAACTATTATACAGATGTTGAAAAGAACGCTAGTTGGTATTCTCCTGATAAACTATTTACAGCCAACTTCTTCTGGAATGGTATAGTTAAGAATATGGGATTTGCAGCAGGTGCTGCTCTATCAGGAGGTGTATTTACAGCTGGACTAAAAGCCCTCCCTCTTACAGCACGTTTGTTTTCTGTAGGTAAAGCTGCTGAAACTTTGGCTGCTACAGAACAAGGACTGCTTGCTGCTAATAAAGTGGCTGAAACATATGGGAAGGTGAGATCACTTTCTGATAAGTTTCTATCTTCTTACAATCTTCTCAACCCTGGAGGAAGAGCACTTGTAGCAGGACTTGCTACAACAGGTGAGGCTGGTTTTGAAGCCTACCACAATCTCAATGAATACAGAGATAATCTAATACAGAAGTATAGAGAAGAGAATAATGGACTAGATCCTAAAGGTGCTGATCTTGAAAAGATTAATGCATTAGCTGATAATGTGGGTAACTCCTCATTCTTAACTAATGTGGGTTTACTTTCTGTAACCAACTATATACAGTTTCCTAAAATATTAGGTTCTACATACACAGGTGAGAAAGGAATCATCAACTCTCTCACTAGAGAGATTAGAGATGTAGCAAAAGATGCCACTGGTAGATATGCTGAAAAGGCTATCACCACCACAGGAGGAAAACTTGTATCCACGCTAGATAAGATAAGACCTTATACATTCTCTGCTTCAGAAGCATTTGAAGAAGGTGCTCAGTTTGCCATCACTAAAACTACACAAGACTATTACAATAAGAAATACAGAGGACAAGCTACATCATGGCTTGAGTCTTTGAGTGAGGGTATTACAGAAACCCTTGGTACAAACGAGGGTATGGAGAATGTCCTAATTGGTGGATTGTCTGGAGCCCTTATGCAAGCTAGAGGTAGATATGTTGAAAACGCTGCTAAGAGCAGAAATACAGCAGATGCTATCCAAGCATTCAATAGATACGAACTTTCTGATTTCACAAAAGAAACTATTGATTCTGTCAACCGTGGAACTGTTCTTCAGCAAGAAAGAGAAGAACTGCTGAAGAAGGGTGATGTTAAAGGAAGTAAGGATAAGGAAACAGACTACATCATCAACTACCTATCTCCTAGAATCAAATATGGTAGGTATGATTTGGTGATGCAAGATATAGCAGACTACAAACAACTAGCTGCCACTCCTGAAGGATTTGCACAATTGCAAGCAGAAGGAAAGGCTCTTCCTACAGATAGTAGAGAAGCCTATATGCAAAGAATTCTCAACCTAGAGAAAACTGCAGACAATGTAAAATCCCTTTATCAATCTCTCAATCTTCGCTATGGTAGTATTGTGAACAAGGAAGGAAACCTTGTATACACTCCTGCTGTAATGGATCAAATGGTGTATGCAGCTACAAAGGTGGCTGATTATGACACACGTATTCCAAAGCTAGCTGACCAGTTGAATCTGCGTGGTGTGAATGTCAATGATATAATTGACAGCATTGTAGTGGATAAAAAACCAAACAAAGAAGCCACTAGTAAAGCAATAGATGCCATCAATGATATGAATGTGCTTTCTGATGTTAAGAGCGATTTGAAGCAAAATTTAATAGACATCATTGATATGAGCTTGGATAGGAATCAGTTCTTGCAAGAATATGACACCATCAAGAACAATCCTAAAGATTTTTACGATAAGAAAGCATTCCCTTTTGGATCTACAGAAGAACTAGCTGTTAGTGTAGAACAAGTAGATCCTAACAAACCTGGTAAAATCATCACTAAGAAATTAGAGGTGGGTGAGGACTACTATCTCAAAAAGCCATTCTCAAGACAAGGAAACACTATACAAGTGGCTCCAAAGCTACGTGTGCTCTCCCAAACCTTAGGTGGAGAATTTGAGGTGTTAATGCCAAATGGTAATATAGAATATCTCACTCCTCAAGAGTTCAAACAATTTGATTTGTCAGATGCGCCTATAGGTGTAGATGAACTAAATAAAACACTTGAGAACGCTATTAACAATGTTCTTAGTAGAAAGAAACACACAGATGTAAAGGTGCCTGAAAACACATCTCCTATTGACTTTGTTAACTCATTGAATAACAGTGAGTTAATGGATGAGGTGGAAACTGAGTTTGATAAGCTATCTCAAAAGCTTGTAGAGCAAAGAGAGCAGGAACAAAAAGCAATGCGTAATGCAAAGGTGATTGACCAGGCTCTTAATACACAGGATAGAGAAACTGTACAAACTGCAGAGTTTGTTAAAACCTATGAGGCTGATCCTAAGAAGTCTACAGAAATCCTTCCACGTGCTACAGCTGGTGTAATGAGAGGAAAGCCTCATCAGATGAGAGCTAATAAATTTGGTCTTGATTTAGAAAGTCTTCCAAATAGAAAAAATATTCGTGGGGTGTATGTCACCTCAAAGAATGAGGACCAACTCATCCCTGGACTAACAGAACATTTAAGATTGGATGTTCAGGGAAACATTGATGAAACAATTAGCAAAGATGACATCATTACTCTTGTAATGGTGGATGATGCTGGTAACCTTGTAGGAGTGGATGGTAATCCTCTACCTGAAGGTTCTGATAAATTAAATAGTGCTATATATCAAGTGTTCCCCACAGCTAGCCTTACATGGAGTGAGGAGTTTGGTGGAAAGAGCATGTTCAGAGAGGGCACTCCTGATAATGTAATAGAAGCTGTTACAAAGCAATATAAAGAGTGGAGAAATGGAGTGATTGCTAATCCCAATCTAAATGAGCGTCACACTATAGGTGCTTCATTTGGTATTCCTTTATACGTTAAAGATGCTGATGGTAATACAGATTGGAACACTAAGACATCTGTAGAGGATGCTGGACTTATTACAGCAGCACAGCTAGAAAGAGACCCTCTTATTTTCATTCCAAAAGATAATGAGAAACAAACTAAGGGCACTGTTAGCTTTAGTAACCCAATGGGTAAACCATTCCTCAATCTCCCTAATGGACTGGTAAAGCTAAGAAACCGCAATCTAACAAAGAAAGAAGCTGAGACCATCTACCAAGCACTTCTGCAACTGTCTAAGAACATGCAGAATGTAGATGAATGGGTGACATCAGATAAATCTGTACGTCTACTCACCTGGTTAAGGTCTATTGTTTATTGGGGTATTCCCACCACACAAGCTGGTGTAAGAAAACCTGCTGGATATAACAGTGTGTTCTGGGAGAAAGATGGTACAGGAAGAAGACTAATGCTTAGTTTGAAAGAAGCTGGTAAGGACTTCTCCATGACACCTATAGGACTAGAAGAGAACAAAGCTGCTATTATAGAGCAGCTACAAAAGATGTACAACAACATCAACTCTTCTATAGCCAAGAATTTAAATGAACCCTACGAAGAGATCACCTCTGTTGCTGAGGATGGATCTGTAGAAAGTAGAATATGGCCCAACTATCAAACCTATCTGCTGTCTAATAAGAACCCAAATGGTGGTAAGAGAAGTGGTGAAGACCTACCTCTATCAACACCTATGGTGCCTAAGACTAGTGATGATGTAATGAATAGAATGGGCATCTATTTCTATACAGCAGATACAGCTGATGACTTTGTTATTCCTAAACCAGCTAAACCTGCAACACCTATATCATCCACTGTGATTACAGCTGCTGGTGTACAAAGAAATGCAGCTCCTGCTCCCACAGCTCCTCAAGCTGCACCAACAGCACCTCCTGCTCCTACATATATTCTTGATGGTAGAACCATCAACAAATATGTATCTCCTGGTGGTAAGGTGATTAATTTCAAAGCTCCAGAAGATGTCACAATGGAAACCATCAACCAGAAGATTATTCTGGGAACGCAAAGTGGTGACTATGCTGAGGTGGCTGGAATAATGGAGAGAGCTGGAAAGAACCCAGAGATAGAGCTTAAGAAAATCATATTCAATGCTATAGCCCCTGAGCTTGATAGAATCAAAATAGAGATGGCTCCTGTGGTGATTGGTGGAACAGCTCCTGCTATTCAAGCTGCTTCCCAGAACTTAGGACAGCCCATCAATGATAATGTGATGGATGCTATCAACATCAGGCTAGCAGATACAAATGATGAGGCTTTACGTGAGATGATTGGAAGTGAGATAGATCAATATCAGCGTGAGGATTGGAATAAGGTGGAAGCATTTATAAAGGCTAACCTCCCTAACATTCCTGTCTACCGTGTAAAGAATGTTATTCAAGCCACTAATGGTAGACAAGCATGGGGTATGTACAGAGATGGAGCCATCTATATATACACAAATGCTGAGGTGGGTACAGCCTACCATGAGGTGTTCCATGCTGTATGGAGAATGTTTGCAGATAGTGCTGAGCGTGAGGCAGTTATGAATGAACTTAGAAAAAGAGGTGGTTCATTCTTTGATAAAAAGTCTAGACAAGATGTTAAATATTCTGAGGCTACAGATGACCAGCTTGAAGAAAAGCTGGCTGAAGAGTTCAGAGATTATGTACAAGAGGGTAAGATTCCTGCTAAACCTAAAGATGGTAGACCTTTTATTGTAAAGCTGTTTGCTGACCTAGTGAAGTTTATTAAGGAATTCTTTGTTGGTCCTAAAGCAGCCACTAATACTGAGGAACTATTTAAGAAAATAGGTAATGGATATTACAAAAACTACTCTCCTAATTACGCCTCTCTAGCTTATGCTAAAGAGGGTGTGATTGATATAGAGGATGCATTTGCTACATCAGATAGTGAGTTTAGCTTAGTGGGCATCACTGACAAACAAAGGTCTGAGATTATTAATGAGATGACCTATCTCACTCTTGGAAACTTTATCAATACAGATGAGGGACTATTCTCCATACCTAAAATAAATAGGAAGGAGTTGTATGACACCATCAAAACCCAGCTATTACAGAAGGTGGGTAGAAAGATTGATGTAGCTCAAGAGTTTGTAAAACAAGGACTGCGCACACAAGAGAACGTTGATCCCATCATCACCTCTACAACAGAGTTGATGCAACACATTGATAATCAATGGGATGATATAGTTAAGCGTCATGAGGAATATCTAAATGCTTATTCCATCACATTTGATGAGAATGATGACATGCAAAGAACTGATGAGAATAAGATTAAAGAAAGTGACTTTGCTTCTGCTGAGAAAATAGATGGATTTAGAAAAGCTAATGGAGCTATTAAGCTTCTGCTTGCCACCATTCCTATTGTTGATGCAAATGGTAAACCTGTTCCTTCTTCTATTGGTGGTACACAACTGCTACCCATCAGCCAAACATATATTAGCGTAATGAACAATGTTCATGATGCTATTAGCATAGAAGATATGCTAGAGAAACTACGTGTAATGGCTGCTAATGATCGCAACTACAGAGTTTTATATAAGAGACTCACTAAGTCACCATGGGATATTCCTGGGTTAAACTTTAGTAATGTAAATACAGAAGCTGCTTCTCAGCTTATAGGAGGTTTCTGGCAAACCTTTAAGAAGCAAGACCCTGAGGTGAAGAATGTATTTATTCTAGAAGATGGTACAGTGGTGGTTGGGGATGCTAACCTATCTAATGCAGCTGTTCAACTTAGAGCTGACTACATTGATAGCATCACTCAATATGCTAAGAATGGTAAGGGCTATTTCAAATATGACACTAAGAGTAATGTATTTGTAGGAGATGTTGCAAAGGCAAGAGGTAAGAGAACAGAAACTCCTGCTGAGCTATCCAACTTCCTAGAGGAAATGGGCATATCATTTAGCACCAAAGAAATACAATCACTAAGTCCTAATGACTTACAAGAGTTTAGAGAGTCTGTACAGGGTATTAAGAAGAGTATTATTGAGGGTAGAAAGATTGCTACGTTCTCTGGTAAGTCACTAGATATTAGCAACCGTTTATTAGAGCTTGCTCTATTCAAGGCTAAGATTTCTAACCCACAGTTTGACAGCACCTATTTCAACCTCAGCGGTGAGCGTGTACAATCCTTCTTAGGCCCTAACGCTGTGTATGACCTATACAACTTCCTATCTCAGCTCAAGAGACTAGATAAAGATAGTTTGGCTGGTACACAATATGAATACCTACTTAGTGATGATTTCACTCAGGGATCTGTTATGATTAAACAGCTCTTTGCTAGTGATGGACTACCTAAGTCTGATGCTAGAAAAGACCAAATAATGAGGGTGGGATATGTTGGTGGCACCTTGAATGAGCAAAACGGAAGAAACAAAGAATCTGCACAACTCACTTATAAAGAACGTGTTGCACAGGAAATCAATCTCAACTTAGCAGGCTACTATCTAAACCTTGTACCTGGAGATGCTTCTCTAGAATGGATGCTTAAGATGGGAAATGTCATATCTCTCACTTCCCTATCTAGAGGAAGAGGAGATGTGTATAATATTTTCAGAGACTATTTTATTTCTGAGATGAAGGTGGGTAGAGATCCCAATCGTCCTTTTGTAAAGCTAGGAGATAGAAAGCGTACAGACCTTCGCTTCTTTAAGTCTATTCTAGGAGAAAGTTTACATGATGAGATTGTTGCTGACACCACTAGTGCCCCTGAAGCAATGTTTGATGGGGAAGATTATGGACAAAGAATTAGAGCTGCTATTGATGCCTTCATTGATGGAAGATCTGCAAACACCAAAGAACTACTTGATAGTTATGGAGTTGCAAAATCTACATCAGTGGGTATTGAAACAAATGGTCTCAGCTTACCTAGAGTGATGAATGAAAATGATTACAACAGGCACATTGACATGCTTAGCATTAATTACATTATTGCTAATATTGAGCTTCACAAGCTAGCATATGGAGATCCCTACCAATACAAAGAGGAGCTAAAACGTACAAAGAGTTTCAACTCCCCTCGTCAGGCTATTGTTAATAATTCCCCCACAATGAATGGTGTATACAATTCTGTGTGGAATAAGGGATATAGTCCTGGAGATGTAGCATACACCAACTTTACAAGAGACTATTTCCGTACAGTTCCTTATAAAGATGTTCAGGCATACAACAAATTGTTAAACTATGGAGTGTATGATGAAACAGATGGTGCTGGTATCATCAATATGAAAGCCAATCGTAACTTCAGAATCAGAGCTGGTAAATGGAATAGTGATGAGGAGCGTCAGTATAAATATGACATGGCTTGGAAGAAAAGAGATAAAGGACTAGGTTTAAGCTCTGATGAAGAAAGAATATTAAGAGAGGGCAATCCTAATGTACAAAGTGCATATGTAAACCTCAAACCTATTGTATCTGGTAACAAAGCAAATGGACAGCCCTATAATGAGATAGTGCTAGACAAGTTTGCCTTGTATGTTCTATCCTATCGCCTCATCAAGGAACTCAATCCTGACGCTAATCTATTAAAACTAGATGAGAAGATGGATGAGGAAGACATTGATTATGTGGTGTTTAACAGTGGTAGAAAGGTGGGATCTGTAGGTGCACAAGATGTGTACAATGAGAATGGTGAGTTCAATGATAGCAAGAGTGAAATCATCACTAATGTGCCATTCTCCATCATGAGCGTACAATCTGAGGTGCCTTCTAAAGAAGACAATCTAGTAACTAGAGGTAGCCAGCCCACTAAGCTGGTAACAATGGACCTCCTGGAAGCAGGTGTACCTGTTGACTTCTTCCCAAGCAAAACAATTGACCAACGCTACAAAGCCTGGATGAGTTTAGCTTCTGAGGAAGAAAGAGAAAATAGATCTACCATCTATGCTGAGATAAAAAGAAACCAAAAGCTCCTAGAAGAACTTACAAAAGAAGGATATCTAAACACATTAGACAGACTTGGTATAAAAGAGATAACCTTCAAGGATGTAGATGATGTCACTAAAAAGAGGTTTGAGGTGGAAAACAAAGATAAAGCTGTTGCCACCCTACGTAGTGAAATCTTAAAAAGAGAGGTGAATGATAACATCAGTGATGCCCTTCAGGGATTCTTGGAAGGTAAAGCTGTGCTAGAAGCCACCCCTGCCTACCAACAGATTAGAAACATTCTATATTCAATAGCTGATAAGAACATTGTATCTCCTAAGGTGAATGGTGGCTTGAAGGTGCAAATCCCTTCATCCCTGTTTGAATCCAATCGTATAAAACCAACAGAGATAAATGGTAAGATGGCTTACACCTCTGACCTGCTTAAGTTTTATGAGGGTGAAGATGGTAAGCGTTATTGTGAGATAATGGTGGCTAGATGGTTTGACAGTGATCTCACAGATGATCAGTTGATGGATTATTTCAATAACACTGAAGAGGGTAAGAAACAACTTGCAGCTCTAGCTGGTGTAGCTTTCCGTATACCCACACAGAAACAAAATTCTATTGAATCATTCCGTATTGCAAAGTTCCTTCCTAAAGGAATGGGAGATAGTGTGGTGGTTCCTTCAGAGATTGTAAAGAAAGTGGGATCTGACTTTGACATAGATAAACTTTCCATCTATCTGAAGAACGTATATGTTAAAGATGGTAAGCCAAAGCTTGTTCCTTCTTTTGCTAATAAGCAAGAAGCTATTGAGAAGCTAGGAGAAATGTTTGACAAAGGAGAGTTCCTTTCAAAAGAGCAAGAGAAGCAATTAAATAGATATATTGATGAAGAGCTGATTGCTGCTGAAGACTTCATGAATGATGAGTCTAATACTGCTCAGCTTATGAAGAAGCTTATGGGCGTAGGACAGCTATTCTCTGTAGAAGAAATAGTGCGTGACTTCACTAGAGGTATAAAGGTGAGAGACCAGATTATAAACAACCTCTATAAGAAAAGCCTTGAGAATCAATACATTGACTCTTTCCAAAACCTTGTAGAAACTAAGGCCAACTTTATAAGACTCACTTCTCCCAACTCTGCAGAACAGTTAAAAGACTTGGCAAGATTTGTAGCTAATAAAACAACAGGTGGTACCTTTGACTATAATGATCCTGGAAACATGCTTGATAGAACATTCATGTCAAGATTGCGTCATGCCTTTGTAAGAGGTAAATATGCTATTGGTATTGCAGCTGTGGCTCAAACCAACCACTCTTTGAACCAGCGTCAGCTTATATATATTGATCGCAATAGATTGGAGAACCTTCCTCTTGCAGATCAGTTCTGGTTGGGTGATGGCACCATTAAGTTTGATAAATACAACTCTATTGATGTAGAAGGAAAGGGTAGTGTGGCTATGCTCTCTGGCATTCAGAATGCTGATGGGAAAGACATCTCTGATATCATTGGTCAGTTTATTGATGGATATGTGGACATCTCTAAGGGCCCATGGATTATGGAACTTGGTGCTACACCAAACGTGGCTAGCACATGGTTGTTCCTGGTTAAGATTGGTGTGCCTATTGACACTGTTTCTTATTTCATGAACCAAACATCCGTCCGTAACTATCTTCGTAGCATTGAGAACGCTGGATATTCTTACGTGTTTAATGATGGCATCTATAATGATGTGATGGAAAGCTATCTTCCTAAAGCCACAACTAAAGAGGAACATGATGCCATCATGCAGCAACTAAACGAAGGAACTATTCCTTCCAAAGCAGTGCTTAAAAGAAATGTAGGAATGCCTACAAGACAAATGAGCAAGGATGAAAAACTTGAACAAGCTATTATTCTAAAGGAGTTCTTGAAATATGCTAAAATGGCTGAACACCTGTTCCATGTTACACAAGGAACTAACTGGGATACAGCAACACTAAATGATCCCTATCTGGTGTTAAAGAAAGAGATACAGCTTCAGAAAGCTCAAAACACCATCATCTCTTCTGTTGAAGAGCTTATGGAAAATGCATTTATAGGAGAGCTAGCTGAAATAATGAAGGACACAAGAAATGCATTTGCACAACTGCTTCTCTCTGACAAGCCTAGAGTGAGAGCAATTATTCATGGTATAATTGCTCCTTATGCAACCTCTATGTCTGACAGAGAGTTTGTAAAGCTTGCTCGTAAGGCAGTGAATGACTTATTTGACTATGCTGTACAGATAGACCAAAATCTAAATCTTGAGATTCAAGAGATTCTTTTAAACGATGGTGGGGTGGCTACAGAGATGCTGTCATTTGTAAATGATGTAAAAGCAAATCCTTCCCATCCTCTACATAACAACTATGTTGTTAATATTGTATCAGGTGATCCATCCAAAAAAGTGGGACAAAACCTTCCTAACAACTTGAAGGTGAAGGGAATGGATAATAGAACCTACGACCAAAATAACATCATCTATGCTTTCCGTGAGCTTAGGGATTATTTTAAAGACAAGAGCCCTCTGTATGACAGACTAGTATCTCTTGCTATTTTACAAAGCGGTCTATCTTCATCACCTATATCATTCACCTCTGTTCTTCCATATGAAGACTTTGAGAGAATCTACAACCAAACCCTGTCTAGACTAGAGGCTATACCCAATCTGGAAAACTTCCAAACAATGGGAGTGTTCCAAAGAAACAACTGGAACAATGATGATATTGTACCATATGTAATGGCTAACACTATAGAAACTGCAGCTGGTCCTGTATACAACCCATCCATGAAGTTCCTTCCTAAGCCTGTAAGAGAGGCTGTAGAAAAAGGAACCATCCCTCCAGTGGTTTCTAGATCCATCTATAGATCTGAAGGTAGATATGATTATATTGTTTACAGATGGGAAAAGGGAGCTGCTGAGCTTCTAACAGAACAAGAGAAAGCTGATGGACTTACAGCAGCTAAGAAGAAAGCCCAGATGCGTAAAGAGGGTGACTATTCATTCATTCAGAAGGGACTATTCAAGAAGGTGTATGACAACTTTGGTAATCCTTTGTTGCACAATGATAAGAACGGTGGAAAGTATTTCATCTACAAGGCTGTAAATGCATGGGGTGATGGATATAGAGCTAACGAGTTTTGGGATGTAGAACATACATCTGATATTAATAATGGCTTTATTAAGACAGATGGTATAGATGATAATGCCATAATCTCTGAGTTTGAAAAGAAGCCTAGTAGAACAACACAAAGAGGTACAGGCACACGTGTGAAGGGTATTACAATGCAACCTCAGAATGTGGAAAAGATTGAACAGGGATTGAAAACTACCACTGTAAGATCTACATCAGAAAGTGAAAGAATTAATATCCCTGTTGGTCAAAGTGAGATAAGAAGAATTGGTAATAAAGAATATATGGTTACTAATAGAGGTTTACTCACTGTTGATGAAGCTGGTGGTAAAGAAGCTATGCTACAGTCAGAAGGTGTTACCTCTGCTGAAGAACTTTCCTATCAAATGGTTAGAGATTGGATAAATGGTAGGGGAAAACTTTATGTATATGACATTAGTGATATTCAAGGTGCAGACCCATTCACATGCTAAAACTAATATTTAATGGCTTGTAACGTTCAAATAAACGCAATTAACCACTTAAAGAAGAAAGGATATATTGATGACAATATGTTTGTCACAAATGCCATGTTCTTCTTTGAGAACAATAAACTATCTGACTTAGCCAGAAATAAGTATGGAGTGAAAAATAGTGGTAAACTATTCACTACAGAAAGGCTAATCAATGATAGGGTGAAAGCTATTCCTAACGAGGAAATGTTTGAAGAGCTTCAGAAAAAGCATGACAACTTCCAAACCACTGGATTATCAGAAGATGATATAAATGACCTTTATGATGGAGATGCTCCCATAGACATCTATAACCAAGAGCCTGTTATTCCTATTGCTCCTATTCCTAAAGAGCTCACTGAGAAGGTGAAAAAGCTTGCTGCACAAATGGGTATATCTATCACCGATCTTAGCACCTATTCTAAACAAACAGGCATTGATGTAAAGGGTGTGAATGGTGTGGCAGATGCTATGAGAAAGGTGATAGCTATTGCTGAGGGTAAAGAGGATGTAGCAATTGTAGAAGAACTTGTACACATTGCTACACAGATGGTGGAGCAAACCAACCCACAGCTCATCAACGAAATGATATCTAAGATTGATAGATTCAAGATATACAAATACACATTAGACCAGTATAGAAACAATAAGAACTACCAGACAGCTGATGGTAAGCCTAACATCCGTAAAATAAAGAAAGAGGCTGTAGATAAGCTAATTACTGAGCTCATTATAAATGGTGGAACTAATGAAGAGATGTTCCCTGAGCTGTTGAAAGAAGAGAACAGGTCTTTAGTGGCAAACTTCTGGGCTAAGATATTACAGTTTATTAGAGGTTTGTATTTGAAATCTGACATCTCTTTGTTCCAAGACACAGCTGCTAAAATCATGGCTGGTGAGGTGGAAGGGAATATGATTGATATGACAGAGGGTGAAATCTATTTCCAACTCTCTGATATTCAAAAGGATGTACAGCAAAGCTTGTTACAGACAAAAGACAACCTGAAAAAGGTGGTGGAAACTAAGGAAACTGCTGACCCTCTACTACTTGATACAGAAGAAGCTAATAACTATTACGAAATAAAACAGCCTGATGGTTCATGGTCTCGTGTACTTAAAAGGGTGACAGACCGTGTAAAAGCTTGGTATAAGCAACGTTTTGGGGATAAGGTGTTTACAGAAGAAGAGAAGAAGTTTAACGAGTTTAAAAGACAACAGGGTGTTAAAGGACACAAGTTCTTTGAAGACATCCACCTTAGATATTTCAATGAGGATGGTACAAGAAGAGATGTTCCTGGAGAACGCTTTGAAAGACTTGATCCTGTTGATGAAGAGGTGTACCAAAAGCTAGAGAAGTATTACACTGACCTCATAGCTAGCTTTACAAAAGATGGTAAGAATCCACTGGTGTTCTCTGAGGTGTTTATATTTGATAATAAAGAGAAAGAGGCTGGTACTGTTGACCTTCTAATTTTAGAAGAAAATGGTAAGGCTAACATCTTTGACTGGAAGTTTATGAGCCTAGCTAAGGGTGCAAAGGATGTCACCTGGTATAAGCAAGGAGCTTACAACATCCAGCTCACTAGATATAAGGAAATCCTGCGTGACAACTATGGGATAAAAGAGTTTGGATTAAACAGAGCTATTCCTATTTTAATGGATGTGAAGAAAGAAAATCCAAAGGTGGAAAACTCTCCCATTATTATGACTGGAATAGCAATAGGTTCTGTAAACACAGCAGAGATAGAAGACCTTCGTTTGGTGCCTGTATCAGAAGAAACTGAGTCTACAGGATATAAAAACCTAGACAGACTTCTAGGTATGTTAAATGCTGTGTACAGACAGATTTCTAAAAAGGTGGTGACAGATGAGGATGAACGTGAGTTTAAGAGTGATCGTCTTAATGCCTTAAAACAATCCATCCGTGCTGCTCAAACAGCTATGAACATTGCTCCTCTTGTAGACCTCATCACCCTGATGAAAAAACAAGGTGAGCAAATCCTAAATGATTATAACACTATTTACAAGGATAGACCAGCTCTGTCAGAAGATTCTGAGAACAAAGAACTATCTGAGTTTTCTGATGACATGAGAGAGTATCTAGCTTTAGCAGAAGTGTTTGGTGGAATAGATGACTTAGTGGCTGACCTGGTGTATACAAAAGAGATGGAAGCTGATGCCACCACTGATGAAGCTAAACAGGATGTACAATTTAGAAAGGATTTGTTAGAGCAAATCTCTACACAAGCCCGTTCTATTAGGCTTTCTAGAGCTGACATAAAAGAAGCTTCTCAAAAGTTTGCTGACAAACATATTGGACAGCGTAACCTAGTTTCAGGACTCCTTAGTGCTGAGGCAGTTATCAAGGGTTTATCTTCCACATTCAGAGGCATTTCAGAACTCCCTCTTGCTTCTTTACAAATCCTCTACAAGCTTGTTACAAATGCAAAGGGTAGAGCTTCTAGAGATGCTATAGGAGAGGTGGATGAACTAATGGCTATAAGGAAAAGGATTGTTGATAGAGGTGGAGATACACGAAAGTTTGTACAGAAAATCTACCAAAGAGATAAGGAAAACAATTTGGTAAATAAGCTTGTATACAAGTTTAGAAGAGAGTTTTACACAAAGCTAGATGAAATGGCTAGCACAGGTCAGGGTGATATAGCTTGGGTGAAGAACAATGTGGATGTAGCAGCTTACAAAGCTGAGGCTGATAAGATGCTAACTAACAGAATCGCAAGAATTGAAAAGCTGTATGATGACAATCCTGCACTACTAGACAAGCTTATAGAAGAAGAGAAACAGAAATATGATTTGGATTTTCCAGGATTTAATGGCTGGAACAATCCTATTCTCAAAAGACATCCCAAAACTGATTGGTACACAGAGGAATATAAAGAAATCCTCAAGGACTCAGAGCTTAATGATCTTTACAATTTCATCACTAAGATGAACCAGAAGGCTAAAGAATCTGGATATATCAGTAATCGTGTAGCCTCTACATTCCTACCCTTTGTAAGAAAGAGCATGGCTGAAAGCCTAGCTTGGGACTTTAGTTTGTCAGCAATATCCAACTGGAAAGATGCTTTAGATATTAAAGCAGATGATGTGGGATATGGAAAGGTGAATGAACTTACAGGTGAACTGGAGAACGCTATTCCCAAATACTACTCTTATGACTTCACAAAAACAGAAAGTGGTGTAAATGATTATTCTGATGTAAGTGAGGACGTGTTTAAGAACATGATCTTATACATCAACCACATGGAGAAGTATAAGTATTTGTCTGAAGTGGAAGGTCAGCTTAATTTGGTTAAAACTATTGAAACCTTCAAGAGCCACTTAAATACAAACAGAACTGGAGATGTGGTGTTTGTAAATGGAAAACCTGAAGAACTTAAAGGGAATGAAGAGAACACTAAGATGTTCAATGACTTCCTTCGTGCTTTGCTTTATGAGCAGAAATATCCTCTCTCTGATAGTGACACCCCTCTAGGTATAGGAAAGGTGACCAACTTTGTAAAGACAGCTATTAACAGGGTTGCTGGTAGAGAGATATTTAAACCTGAAGAAAACCCATCTGCTACATCTCTGGTGAAAACCATGGATGCTGCAAACAGGGCTTTCCAATTAAAAGCTCTTGGGCTTGAGTTTGTATCAGGTGCTGTGAACGCATTTGGTAGTAACATCCAGATTGCTACACAGGCTGGTACATATTTTAATGCTAGAGAGGTGGGAGCTAATGAGCTGAAGCTGGTGGGAAATAAGTTTAAAAATGATGAGGAGCGTGACATGTTCCTTCAGCTTATTGATACATTCCTACCTCTAAAAGATGATCCCAACTATGAGAAACTAAAAGCTGCTGGTCTTACAAGACTAACAAGATCTAGCTTCTCAGACTTCCTAATGGTGTTCATGAGAGAACCAGAACAACACATGGAGAAGTCTATATTCCTCACCCTTCTGGATAACATGATGGTGGAGAATGGAAAGATTGTAAGCATCAATGAGTTTGTAAAGAACAAGTATAAAGATAGATATGCCTCTGCTGCTAAGTATAGAGAGGTGGCTCCTAAAATAAAACAGGAAATAGAAGAGCTAAAGAAGACAAGATCTATTAGTGCTACAAAGAAACTAGAAGATGGAAAGCTTGTCATTCCTGGGCTTGATTTAACCAATAACACTGAGATTCAACGACTTACCAATCTCACTAGACGTATTTCTAGAAATGCTACAGGTGGACTATCTGATAGTGATGTCAACCGTATGAGCATGAATGTGTGGACTAGGTCTATGATGGTATTTAAGAACTGGATTCCTAAGCTGGTGGATACACGCTTTGGTGAGTTTAGAAAGGTGAGTGATGACTTCTCTGTAGAAATAGATGAGAAAGGACAAACCACAGGAGAGAAATATGACATTGGTAGAATCAGACTTTGGGCATATGTAGTGGGTACATCACTTAGAGACATGAACTCTAACATCTATAACATATTGTCTCTCAATGATAAAGGGCTTGCTGTGCTAGATAAGATGTATGAGGACTTCTCTACCACCTATGAGAAGCGTACAGGAAAGCCTCTTGAAATGGATAGGGATCAATTCATTGATTTGATTAGAACCAACCTTCGTAATCAAATGAAGGAGTTTGCAATTGGTCTATCTCTACTGGGTGCTATGATGGCTCTTGGGTTTGTAGCTCCAGATGATGACGATGATAAGGCTGATAAAAACTTCCACAGATATGCCCAGCGTGTTGTAGATAGATTCATTAGTGAGCTTTCTTTCTTCTACAATCCTGTAGAGTTCCAGAAAATACTAAGTGGTTCTGCATTCCCAGCACTAGGTATCTTCTCTGATGCAAGTAGATTTGGTAGCCATTTCATAATGGAAACCACAGGTGTGGATACATCCAACCCAGATTTAACAATGGATGAGGTGAGAAAGAAAGCACAGCCTGTAAAGAACCTAGCTAAGATGTTCCCCGTAACAAAATCTCTCATCACCTATATGGCCATCCTTGACTCTGAGTTTGCTAAGGAATATGATGTAACCATCCAGAAGGAAACAAGGAGATGATAACGCTATATTATGAGGAATTTTTCCTCTAACTCATTGAATATTAATACTAATTAACTAACTTTGCTCACTATGAGAACCGCTGCTATTTGCCCCACATGTGCTACGTATGAGAATGCTTTATGTATTCTTTACAATGGAGAATATCTGCCTAATACAGATATACAACCCCTTGATTCTCTGGAAGTTGCACTCCAAAAAATTGATGCTAATCTTGTTCCTGTTACAGGGGTGACAGGACCTACAAACAGTGCTGTCTATGTAGGACAGCTTTATGTAAACACAACTCCTTTCCCCAAGCTCTTCCATGCTGCTACAACAGGACTGGGAGCTGCTGACTGGAAACTTGTGCTCACCATTCCCACCACAGGAGCTCCTGTATACGCTGATAACGCTGCTGCATTATTAGGCGGACTCACTGTTGGACAAGTGTATCGCACTGGTGATACGCTAAAAATAGTTCATTAATCCATACACATCCTATAGAGCATGAATGTTCTTTGTGCCCCTCCTAAATGTCCAATTATACTAAATGCGGCCTGTGTTTTCTATGAAGGCCCCAATTTGGTGTATTCTGGTGTTAATACTAACGACAACCTGCAGGTGGTTATCGAGAAACTGGATGCTGCCTTAGCTGAGGTGGGTACATCTGGAACCAGTGGTACCTCTGGAACTGCTGGTACAAGTGGCACTGCAGGTACTTCAGGCACTTCAGGAACAAGCGGAACTACAGGAACCTCTGGTACAACAGGTACCAGTGGTACTTCAGGCACAGCTGGTACTAGTGGAACAACAGGTACTAGTGGTACGTCAGGCACAGATGGTAGTGGAGGAACTAGCGGTACAAGTGGTACTTCTGGAACTTCTGCAACTAGTGGTACATCAGGCAGTTCTGGAACTACAGGCACATCTGGAACATCAGGTACATCTGCTACATCAGGCACAAGTGGTACAACAGGAACGTCTGGTACCTCTGGTACAACGGGCACATCTGGTACCACAGGTACATCAGGTACTTCTGGCTCCACTGGTACATCAGGAACATCTGGTACTAGTGCAACTAGTGGAACTTCTGGTACTAGCGCTACAGACGGAACAGGAGGTACATCTGGAACCTCAGGAACATCAGCTACAAGTGGAAGCAGTGGTACTACAGGCACAAGTGGGTCTAGTGGAACCAGTGGGACAAGTGGCACTTCTGGTACAGATGGTAGTGGTGGAACCTCTGGAACTTCTGGTAGCTCTGGGTCCTCAGGAACTAGTGCTACAAGTGGTACGTCTGGTACCACAGGTACATCAGGTACCTCTGCAACTAGTGGAAGCTCAGGGTCTTCTGGAACCTCTGGAACTGATGGTACAGGTGGAACAAGCGGAACATCAGGTACATCAGCCACCTCAGGAACTTCAGGCTCTTCTGGAACAGATGGTTCTGGAGGCACATCTGGCACTAGTGGTACAAGTGCCACCAGTGGTAGTTCTGGTACAACAGGAACTTCTGGAACCACAGGTACATCAGGATCTTCAGGCTCTAGTGGCACAAGTGGTACGTCTGCAACAGATGGTACAGGAGGTTCAAGTGGAACCAGTGGAACATCAGGAAGTAGTGGCACCACAGGAACATCTGGCACCAGTGGTACAGCTGGGACTAGTGGCACTGATGGATCTGGAGGAACAAGTGGAACATCAGGAACCAGTGCAACAAGTGGAACAAGTGGTACAAGTGCTACATCAGGCACGTCTGGAACTAGTGGAACCACTGGTACATCAGGAAGCTCTGGCTTGAGTGGGGATAGATATGCCACTACATCAAGCACAACATATACATTACAAGCTGCTGGTAACCCAGGTACAATCACTGTAGGAACAGGATTAGCCTATACAGTGGCTCAGTCTATTATAATTGCCTACGATGCAACGAATTACCAAGAGGCTGAGGTGACATCCTACAATCCTCTTACAGGTAGTTTATCATTCATCACCATTACACAGGTGGGAAGTGGAACATACAGTTCATGGTTTGTAAACCTAGATGGTGCAACAGGAGGAGATGGTTCTAATGGTACGTCAGGTACCAGTGGAACATCTGCTACATCTGGTACATCGGGCAGCACAGGTACATCTGGAACTTCTGGAACCTCTGGTACAACAGGCACCTCTGGTACGTCTGGAACCTCTGGTTCTAGTGGTATAGATGGCACTAGTGGTACATCAGGAACTACAGGCACCTCAGGGTCTTCAGGTACTAGCGCTACTAGTGGATCATCTGGAACATCAGGAACTGATGGATCAGGTGGTACAAGTGGTACTAGTGGCACCTCAGGATCTAGTGGATCAAGTGGAACAACAGGTACATCTGGTACAAGTGGGTCTAGTGGTAGTAGTGGTACACGAGGTACATCAGGTACATCAGGTACAGATGGCACTGGTGGTACTAGTGGAACAAGTGGGTCTTCTGGAACAAGTGGTAGTTCTGGTACTAGTGGAACAGCAGGAAGTCCAGGAACCTCTGGCACCTCTGGATCTAGTGGTACAACAGGAACAAGTGGTACATCGGGCACTACAGGGACTAGTGGTACAACAGGCACCTCTGGAACTAGCGGAGTGTCAGGCACTTCTGGTACATCAGGAGTGAATGGTACAAGTGGCACCTCTGGCACATCAGGGTCTAGTGGCACTGCTGGTAGCTCAGGTACAGCAGGAAGCTCAGGAACAAGTGGAACAGCTGGTACATCTGGTACCAATGGAACAGGAGGAACCAGCGGTACTAGTGGAACTAGTGGCAGCTCTGGATCTTCAGGCACCACAGGAACATCTGGAACAACGGGTACATCTGGTACAGCAGGTTCCTCAGGGTCTTCTGGAACCTCTGGTACGAGTGGGACTTCTGGTGAAACAACAAATATAAACTACTTCAATGTTGATGGAGGAACACCATCTATGTCTATAGCTGGATTGTTTAAAATTGATTTTGGAAGTGTAAATTAAAAAATATATGAGTTACGGGATATTTCAATTTAGAAGAGGGTTAGCAGCAACTTGGACTTCCTCTAATCCTGTTCTTTTAGATGGAGAATTAGGATTTGAAACAGATACTGATTTATTTAAAATTGGTGATGGTGTAACTGCTTGGAATTCACTTCCTTATGGGGGTCTTAGCGGCACCTCTGGAACTTCAGGAACATCTGGTACTAGTGGATCTTCAGGTACTTCTGGAACCTCTGGCACAAGTGGTACTACTCCTGCAAATCAAATTACAGGAACAGGTACTACCAACTATATACCCAAGTTTACAAGTTCAAGTGCAATAGGAAATAGTGTAATTTATGACAATGGTGGAAGTATAGGAATTAACATTACAGATGCAAGTTTCCCATTAGAAGTTAGTAGTAATGCTGGGGGAAGTTCTATCAAAATAAGAGGTAGAGCAACTGCAAATAGTGGCACATTAAGGTTTTATTCTAATGATAACGCAACACAAATTGCAAAGTTTGAGGCATCTGATAATGCGGTAGAAATAGGTGCAATAACGAATGTGCCTTTAGTTTTTGTTCAAAATGCAGCCGAGCAAATGCGTCTTACCTCTACAGGGTTAGGCATTGGTACTTCTTCCCCAGCATATAAGTTACAAGTTGAAGGTGGTTCTGGATATTTTAATTTAAATGGAAGTGGTACAACTGTTCCGTTATATGTAAATAATAGTTCAACTGCGGCAGGTGTTCAAGTTGCAAAAATAGGTTTTGCATCATCAGGGGCTATTAAGTCATCTATTGCAGCTGCGGTTTACGGAAACGATTATATGACATTTAATGTTGGTAGTGATGCAGAGAGAATGCGTTTAGATGCCTCTGGTAATTTAGGACTAGGAGTAACCCCTTCTGCGTGGGGAAGTGGGTTTGCAATTGCAGAATATAAAGGAGGGTTTATTGGAAGTCAATCAAACGCATATTTATATAATGGTCAAAATTTATATTATAATGGTTCAAATTGGGTGTATTCA